CCAACATTTATTTAACATGGAAAACAAAGTAAAAGACCAATTAGTCACAGACAACTACGCAATATACAATTCAGATTGTATGTTAGTGATGCCAACTTTAGGCGACGAAAGTATTGACCTAAGTGTTTATAGCCCCCCATTTGCAGGGTTATACAATTATTCAAGTTCGGAAAATGACTTTAGTAATTGCGAAAGCAAAGAACAGTTTTTAAATCAATATGAATTTTTAGTAGCTGAGATTGCAAGGGTTACTAAAAAAGGGCGTATAAGTGCGGTGCATTGTACGGATGTATTTGATAATACTTGTCGTTTGTGGGACTTCCCAAATGAGATTATAAGAATACATCAAAAGTATGGGTTTGAGTATCGCAATAGAATTACTATTTGGAAAGAACCTTTAAAAGTTCGTATGAGAACAATGGTTCAATCTTTAATGCACAAATTTATAGTAGAGGATTCTACTAAATGTTTTACTGCAATGCCTGACTATGTTTTAGTATTTACTAAAAAAGGCGAAAACCAAGTGCCAGTAACACACCCATTCGGTATAAATGATTATGCAGGGGAAACACCTATTTTGCCAAATATTTTAAGGGCTTGGAATAATGCAAATAATTCAAACTTAAATGAAGTTGAACTTTGGGAACGACTAAACAACACTAACGAAAGCGATAAGATTACTAAACTTAACCACTATATTTGGCAAAGATATGCTTCGAGTGTTTGGGATGACATTAGAATAGATAATGTGTTACCATTTAGAGATAGCAAAGAAGAGGATGACGAAAAGCACGTACACCCATTACAATTAGATGTAATTGATAGGATTGTTGAATTATACTCAAACCCCAATGAAGTTGTTTTAACGCCTTTTATGGGTGTAGGTAGTGAAGTATTTAGCCCAGTTTCAATGGGTAGAAAAGCAATAGGCATTGAACTAAAAGATAGCTACTTTAAACAAGCTAAATTAAACTTACAAGAAGCGACTGTAAGGTATAAAAATAAAATTAAACAAGAGTCTTTATTTTAATTAATATTATGGCAAAGAGATTAACTGATACGGAGAAATGGAAAAAACCATTTGTAAGGGGCTTAGATGCTCCTTACAAACTCCTTTGGTTTTATATTTTAGATGACTGCGACCATGCAGGAATTTGGCAAGTGGATGAAGATGTCGCTAAAATTAGAGTTGATAAAAGTTTAGATTTTGAAATTGCTAAAGAACTTTTTAAAGACCAAATACAAGTAATAGATAACGGGGATAAGTGGTTTATTTTTGATTTTGTAGAGTTCCAATATGGAGTTTTGAATCCTGATAATAGAGTTCATAAGTCAGTTTTAGACATACTAAATAAATATAAAATTAAGCCCCTTAGAAGCCCCTTAAAAGGTGCTATGGATAAAGATAAAGATAAAGACAAGGATAAAGACAAAGATAAAGAGCCGAAAAATTACTTTGATTTAATCTTTGAAAATTATCTTGGGATGAGAAAATCAATTAAAAAACCTGCAACCGAATTAGCAATAGAATTAATTAAAAAAGATTTGAATAACTTTGCACCTGGCAATGAAGAAAAACAAATTTTAATTTTAGAGCAATCAATTAAAAATAATTGGGCAGGGGTATTTCCATTGAAACAAAACGAAGAACCTAAAACACAATCATACTTAAAAGAATTTTAAATGAACAACGCAACCGACATAGAAGAATCAGTAATTGGAGTTTTAATGATTGACAGTACTGCGATAATGCGTTGTACTATTGAGCCACATCATTGCTACTCAGAGGAGAATAAAACAATCTTAAAGGCTATTTTTGAACTTGCAGAAGAGAACAAACCTTTTGACATGTTATCAATTAATCAAAAGTTAGGTGGTAAGTTAATGAATGAGTTAGTCGCTATAAGCTCACGTCTTAGCTCAAAAGCAAACTTAGAGTACCATTGTTCAATAATTATTCAAAAGTTCATTACAAGGGAATTAATCATGCTTTGTCAACGAACTATCAGCGAAGCAAACAACATCGATAATGATATTTTCCAAACTATTCAAAAACACACCACCGAGTTAGAATCATATTCGATCAAACACAAAAAAGATTTTAATAAGTTTGAAACCGTTGCAAAAGAAGTAATTAAGAAAATAGAGTTGATGCAATCGAGTGGAAAGAGTTTAGTCGGTTTAGATACTGGGTATGAAAGGCTAAATAAAATTTCACACGGGTGGCATTCGCCTGACTTGGTTATTTTAGCAGCGAGACCTGCGACGGGTAAGACTGCATTCGCTTTGAACCTTGCGGTTAATTTGGCAAAACAAAATATACCAGTTGCATTTTTTAGCCTGGAGATGTCAACCGAACAATTAGCGACAAGGGTAATTAGTTCAATGACGGGGATATACTCTAATTATTTGGCAAAGGCTGAAATACATGAGGGGAATTGGCGAACTATTTTAAGTACTGATTTTAATTTGCCTTTATATATTGACGATTCAGCGAGTTTAAATATCGTAGATTTTAAAGAAAAGGCAAGAAAAGCTAAAAAGAACTTTGGAATTAAGGCTATATTTGTAGACTATTTACAACTTTTAACGGTCTATGGCAAAGGGAATAGAGAACAAGAGATAAGTACTATTTCAAGAACTTTCAAAGCAATGGCCAAAGAATTAGATATTCCAATTATCGCACTGGCGCAGTTGAGTAGGGACGTTGAGAAAAGAAGTGGAGAGCCAAGATTAAGCGACTTAAGAGAGTCGGGAGCTATTGAGCAAGATGCTGACATTGTAATTGCATTACACAATGAAGAACCAGAAAGCGACAATCCATTGATAAAAGTATTATATTTGAAGCATAGAAACGGCGAGGTAGGATTCGTTAGACTTCAATTTGAAAAAGGTAAACAATTATTTAAAGATACATTATAAAAAACAACATACAAAAATGACAACAACAGCAGACTCAAAACAGTACACTGACACAGAAATTAAAAGATTGTACAAACGATTACTTATTGACCATGAAAATCTAAAGATTAGATACACAAAACAATTAAACGAAAACAAACTTTTAATTGCTAAATTAGAAAGACCTAAAAGGGTAGAATTGCCAACGGACTTGCAAAGAGTAAAGGACATTATAAATAATGAATTAGGAGTTGACATTGATGTACAAATAAGGCAAAGGGATGTAGTAGACGCAAGGTCGATGTATTACTACTATATTAGACATAGCACTCTGATGTCTTTAAAAAAGATTGCATTAACTTTAGAAACAAAACACGATCATTCAACCCTGATTCATTCAATCAGTATGCACGAAGATAATATGGTTTATGATAAAGTTTACAAGTCGAAGTACGAAACTATTTTAAGAAAAATTGCAGAATTAAACACACAAAATGAAACAAGTCCTAATAACAATTAAGTATACTAAAGGTCTTGAAAGTAGTACTCAAGTAATAAACTTAAATGATTTTTACAAGGCCAAAGCAAGACTGGAGAAATTAGGATATAAAGTTGAAAAATTATGAAAACCTGCAAAATATGTCTCAATCAGTTTGAACCGAGTAAACCATTACAAGTTACTTGCTCATATTCTTGTGCATTATCGTATGCAAGAGGGCACATGGCAAAAAAAGTAAAGGCAGAGAACAAGGTTAAAAAGGAAAGGATGAAGACCAAGAGCCAACACTTAAAGGAATTGCAAACTATATTTAACAAGTACATTCGAACAAGGGATTTAAATTTGCCTTGCGTTTCATGTAATGATAGGATAAGTGGAACTCCTCACGCTTCACACTTTCTTTCAGTTGGTTCGCATCCTGCCTTAAGATTTAATGAGTTTAACGTTCATTCATCTTGTAGCCAATGCAACACCCACCTACATGGTAACCTTGTAGAATACTCTTTAAGACTTCCCGATAGGATAGGCCAAGACAACTACGATAAGTTAATAGCCAGTAGAGGCGATAGGTTGCAGTTAAGTATTCCTGAGATTGAACTATTGAAAACCATTTATAAAAATAAAATAAAAGACTACATTTAAAAAATAATTTGGTACTTTGAAGATAAATATTTAATATTGTAAACATTATGAACGACTTAGTATACAACTATATCGACAACTTAGTAGAGAAAATCGCCACAAAAGAGGGTGGGTGTTCTCGCAACCGTAAGCCTGAAAAGGTAGAGTTTTGGATTCACCGACCTAATTATACAACGGTAGTCACAGTGACCTATAAAGAGTTAGAAAAGTGTATGATGTTGGCTTGTTACCCTGAACATTTAATCAAGTACATTGAGTGAGAAGTTCAACATACAACTATGTGAGTTTAACGACTCAAAGATTTTTAACGATTATTGTAAAAAGTACGGGCATAGCGACCACCAAGAATTAAAGAGCGAAGTCTTAACAATCCTTTTGGAACTGCCTCAACACAAAAAGGACACAATAGCTGAGAATAACTATTTAACTCCTTACGCTTTGCAGATTCTAAAATTCCAAGTATCACATTGTAATTGGACTGCGTTTCGCAAGAAGTTTGGCAATAGAGAGAATTTAGTTTTAGTAGATACCTTTGAGGATATTGAGGACATTGAATATTTTGAAGATGAAATACACGTTGAGAAGATTGTAGCGAAGATTGAAGAGGATATGCTCGATCAAAACAATAAATATTTTTATCATTCAAGATTATTAAACGAACTTATTATCACTGGAGTAAACACCAAACAACTAAGCAGAGACATTGGAATCCCTTATACCTCAGTCCGTCACGCAATAAAAGAATATAGATTACACCTTAAAGAATGGTTAAAATAATATACATTAACGAAAAGGATTCGGGGATAGGCTACCATAGATTGCAAGTTCCATTTGCGAACATGGATGAGGACTATAAGGACTTAGACATCAAAGGGACTAATGGGTTTACTTTAGACTTCCATCCTCGCCAATTTGATATAGTAGTTTTGAATAGGCTCTACAAGCATGACGAGGACTATCTTTTAAAGGCAAAGGATAGTGGTTGTAAAATCATTTTAGACATTGACGATTGGATTCAGTTGCCAGGATATCATCACCGTGACGGGGTTAAGGACTCTATTGTAGAGCAAAGAATACTTGATGCTATAAGTTATGCTGATGTCATTTGGACTGCCTCAGAGTTTCTTAAAGAGTGTTTAAAAGACTATCATTCAAATATTGTTTACATACCTAACGGCATTGACTTTAAACAACCGCAATTTATCCCACAAAGAAACAAGCAAGAAAAATATACCATTGGTTGGATAGGGGCGAATAACCACCAATTAGATATAAGGAAATTGATTGAACCATTTAAGAAACTTCTTAAGAACAAGAATCATAAACTTATTTTTGGTGGTTATGTCCACATCCCCGAAGAGGATAGGCAATTCCCTAAATCCCCAAGTTATTATGAAATCATAGAATCTTACTTTACTTCAAATTCTCAAAGGCCACCTGACCAATACCAAAGGATTGAATGGATGGACATTATGAACTATGCTTTAATGTACAATTTAATGGACTGCGCCCTTGCTCCTTTAAACTCTGACAAGTTCAGTTTATGTAAATCAAACATTAAGGTACTGGAGGCAGGTGCGTTCTCATTACCGATTATTTGCAGTAACGTAGCACCATACAAAGAGTTTATTGAACAAGGCTTAGTCTTGACACCTAAAGGGGATTGGGACGGGACAATGAAGTCTTTAATCAGCAACCCGATAAAAGGTATTCAATTAGGGGCAAAGCTTCACGAATACGTCAAAGAGAATTACAATATTAAAACAGTTAATAAAAAAAGATATGATAGTATTATCAGCCTTATGGCTTAGCGGATTTGCATTCGCTCTGCATGAATTTTTCCAATTTTTAATCAGTAAGTTTCCGAATAGAAAACTAAAGAAACCATTTTCTTGCGTCACGTGTCTTTCATTTTGGATCGGGTTGATAGCTTCAATAGTTATGTTAGACCCTTATTTAATCTTTTTACCTTTCGTGTTTACAAAAATAATCAATAGGTATTTATGGAGTTGAGCAAAATGCAATACGAGTTAATAGTTGATTCTATAAGTCGCTATCGTTTGACAATGGAGCATCGTTTCATGGTCTACACGGACGAGGACATACATAAAGCAAATGTATTAAGAAAGGATTTAGGGATAGCAGGAGAACCAGTTTGTATGTCTTGCGATGGCTTAGCATACTCTGAGGCTTTATTTGGAGCGTTAAATAAATTAGTAATTAAATATGAGCAAATACATTAAAGTAAATCATTCAGGGAATGCAGGTGACCTCATCTATTCCCTATCAAGTCTTTACCAATATTGTCAAGACAATGACTGCAAAGTAGTTTACTACATTAAAATCGGTGTGCCAAGTGGATTTACGGATGAAACGCATCCCGTCGGTTCGGTAATGATGAATGATGCGATGTACAATTTTATTGCCCCATTGCTAAAGGCTCAACCATACATACATGATGTTATCAAATTAGCCAAAGGAGAGAACATGGTTGTAGATTATGACTTGGATTTATTTAGAAAAGAATACAAGAACTTGTCTGCAGGTAACATTCAAAACTGGATAGCAAACGCTTACCACGAATTTAGACCGAACTTAAGTAAGCAATGTCTTTTCATCCCTGAGAACATCGGCAACAATTATATCATAGTCAATAGGACTACCCGTTACAATAACTTCTTTATTGATTATTCAGTCTTAGAGAAGTACGATAATGTTTACTTTGTAGGCACTGAGAAGGAGTTTAAACGCTTTTCAATCCACAATGATAAGATACAACACTTAAAAGTTTCAAACGCCTTAGAGTTAGCCGTAGCGATTAATGGTTGCAAGTTATTTATTGGAGGTCAGAGTTTAGCGTTTAGCATTGCAGAACAATTAAAAGTTAAACGAGTTTTAGAACAATACGTCTACGCACCGAATGTAATTCCTCAAGGTGGCGAGTGGTTTACCTTTCACACCAACGAACAATTTAAAAACATTTTAGATAAAATATTATGATTGAAGAATACGAAAAAATAGGGAACAGTTACAAGAGCAAAGTCTTTGGCAACCCTCAAGACATTTACACTGATAACTATTGGTCGACACCGATAAGGTCATCCATTGACGAACAAGTGTCTAATGTTGTAGACAAGAATAGGCTTGTTATTGAAAACTTAACACACATACATCCTAAAGTAAATTTAGAGATTGCGTGTTCTCCTGGTGTATTGTTAGGCGAAATGGAAAATGATTTTGTATGTTTAGGAATAGAAGTTGATGAAAAGTACAAACAACAAATTGAAAAGTATTCTAAGACTGCAAAGCTAATGTTTGGGTTTTTCCCAGAAATAACTAAAAACTTAGTACCAAATAAATTTAGCAACATAATCGCATTAGATGTATTTGAACACATAGAGGATAGTCAAGGCTTTTTAGAGGAGTGCAATCGTTTAATGGTAACGGGTGGACACTTAATAATTCAAAGTCCTATAATTTTGGAAGACGGCCAAATGGATGACAAGATGTTCAACGGCTTAGAACATATTTGGATATACGGCATCGAAGATTTAAAAGACCTATTACTTAAAAACGGTTTTGAAGTTTTGAAAGTAGATAGGCACAAAGTTGGTCACGAACAAATTGTAGCTAAAAAACTATAATCATGGCTGAAACATCTAAAAGTAAACCACGCAGAGAAGCAAACGGATTCTTTGACAAATATGTTCAAGGCAAAGTAATTGACATCGGAGTTGGTCGAATAGACACACACGATGGAGCTGATGCCTTAACGGATTGGTGCGACACTTGGGATAAAGATAACGGCAACGCAGAACTAATGGAGTCAGTCCCCGACAATACCTATGACTTAGTTTACAATTCTCACTTACTTGAACACCTTGACCGCCCTGAGTTAGCGATAATGAATTGGATGCGAATCACTAAGCCTAACGGGTATTTAATTATAGCAGTACCTCATAGAGATTTGTATGAACGTAAAATAAAGATGCCGAGCAAATGGAATAAAGACCACAAATTCTTTATCCTACCTGACACCGAAGACCTACCTGACACCCGAAGTTTAAAACACCTTATTGAAGTTGGTTGCAGGAATTTTAACTATAAAATAATCAGCATTGAAACCAATGACACCTCCGATAATAAGGGTGAACCCGAAGAACACGGTAACGGTGAATATCAGATTGAGGCAATTATTCAGAAATTATAAACAAAAAACAATATAATACTTATGATGGGACGCAACAAAATGCAAGTGAACAAATTAACTGAGGACGCAATCTTAAAGTTTCCTGAGTTATCAAAGTCTTCAATAGCGAGATACTTACACGCTACCTACCCTTTACACTTTAACAATATAGAGAACGCCAGGTCAATGGTTCGAAAGCTAACGGGTGCGCAAGGTGAATCGAGAAGGCATTACAAACAAGTTGACCATGTGCCGAATGTTGAAACCCAATTCAACTTACCAAAGTCAGAGGGCAAGTCAAGAGAGTTCTACCACTTAGACAAGAACATTACAAACGCTTTAATCTTGTCAGACATACACTTCCCTAACCACGATGTCGAAGCTTTAAGGAATGCTTTAATCTACGGTAAGGAGAACAACATTGATTGTATAATCTTAAACGGGGATATCTTAGACAACGAACCATTCACAAATCACGATGCACCGCCTCAGAAGTTAACCGCAGTAGCTGATTGGTTTCAGATGGCTGAGGACTTTTTAGATATGTTAATTAAAGAGTTTAACGTGCCGATACATTGGACGGAAGGGAATCACGATAATTGGTATAAGAGATGGCTAATGAAAAAAGCACCAATCCTTTTTAATGATGCTTACTATACCATGTCATCAAGACTAAAGCTAAGAGAGAAAGGAATCAAGTTCCATGACCAAGACGTAATATTTATGGCAGGCAAACTCCCAATCACTCACGGACACTTATTAGTTAGGGGTGCATTCTCTCCAGTGAATCCATCAAAGGGAATCTTCAACAAACTAAAAGGCTCAATGTTGATAGGCCATTGCCATCAAACCTCCGAACACTCTGAAAGTTTATTAGATGGTTCTTTGATAACAACTTATTCAACGGGTTGCCTTTGTACTTTAGCCCCAAGCTATGACCCTCACAATATGCGCCATAATTTAGGATTTGCAAGAGTAGAGATAAAAGAGAACGGACACTACCGAGTACACAATAAACGGATGGACTACTTTACTAAACAAATATACTAATGTGGATAGAAGTATTTGAACTAACCCAAAAGCAAGAAGAGGAAGACTTTTATAGTTTAACTGATTGCAATGTAGTAAAGAGATACTTTCTTACTATGGATAGCTTTGCCCCATACACTGACTATGACGGATTGGAGTACACCTCATTCTACTCGGGAGGTATGGAGTGGATATCATGGCTTAGCTTACAAGAATTTATGGATATTTATATTAACCCAAAACAAGTATGAAACCAAAACAAAAAACCGACATTGACAAGTACAGTAAGCAAGGGGAGGCAACACCAAAGATTAAACGCCCTCAGTTTACGAGTAACTTCACAACCGACAATAGACTATTTTACCTTTACTTAGACATCATTAGACAAAAATAATATGGCAGGACATCCAAGAAACTTCGAAACACCTCAAGACCTATGGGCAGAGTTTTGTGCTTATGCAGAAGATACTAAGAACAAACCAAGATACAAGACTCAATTTGTAGGGAGAGAAGGAGACATGGTTAAAGAACCTTTAGAGAGACCTTTAACTATTGAAGGGTTTAAAAATTGGTGCTACGATAAAATAGGAGTAGTGGAACAATATTTAACTAATCAAGACGGTTTGTATAAAGAATACATTGGTATCTCTACACGTATACGAGAGTCAATCAGACAAGACCAAATAGAAGGCGGTATGGTTGGACAGTATAACCATTCAATAACTGCAAGGCTAAATGGTTTAGTAGATAAGACCGATAATAAGAATGAAACATCAGGCGAGATAATAGTTAAGTATGCCGACGGAGTTAATCCTGCATAAGCCACATCAGGCACAACAAGAGATTTTAAACTGCGATAAACGATTCATTGTTTTATTGTGTGGGAGGAGGTTTGGCAAGTCTTTAATAAGTAGCCAAATTTCAATCCTTAATATAATGGCTCAAAAAAGAGTAGCCTACATTACACCGACCTATCAATTAGCATCGGTGTTTTTCGATGAGATAGTAAAGTTAGGGGGTTCGATATTCAAAACAAACCGAACCGAACTGACTATTAAATTCAACAATGGAGAGTTAAGGTTTTTCACTGGCGAGAACATAAACTCATTAAGAGGGCATAAGTTTCACATGGTTATAGTAGATGAGGCTTCATACGTCAAAGACTTAAAGGAAGCATGGGAGAGAGTTATAAGGGCAACACTAACGGATTATTCAGGCAAAGCTTTATTCGTTTCTACCCCGAGAGGGTTTGATTACTTCTTTTCACTTACTCAAAATGCAGGTGACGATTGGAAGACCTTTAAGTTTACCACATACGATAACCCATTCATCCCAGTGTCAGAGATTGAAGAGGCAAAACAAATGCTACCTAACGCAGTCTTTGAGCAAGAATACATGGCCAACCCAATGCAGAACGCTGACAATCCATTTGGTTCTGACGCTATAAGAAACTGCATCCAACCATTAAGCATTAAACCTGCAAAGTTCTTTGGAATAGATTTAGCGAAGTCTTATGACTATACGGTTATAATTGGTTTAGATCAAGACGGGAATGTCGCACACTTTGAACGCTTCCAAAAGTCATGGCAACACACAAAGGATACTTTATTACAACTAAGCAGAAACACAGTAGGGTATGCCGATAGTACGGGAGTGGGCGACCCGATTATTGAGGAGATAAGTTTAAGCATTCCAAACATTCAAGGTTTTAAATTTACCTCTCAAAGTAAGCAACAATTAATGGAGGGGATAGTGAGTGCAATTCATCAAGGGTTAATAGGCTATCCAAAGGGAACGATAACCGATGAGTTAGAAGTGTTTGAATACAAGTTCACTTCAACGGGCGTGAGATACTCAGCAAGGGACGGCTTCCATGATGACTGCGTTATGGCTCTTGCACTAGCATACAAATCATTTAAAGAAAACAAATCAATAGGCACATATCGAATACGATGAATATTAAAACATATCAAGAGTTATACAACGCCATTAAGTTAGGCGACAACAATGAAATTAGAACGGCATACAATGTCCTTTCGGTTTTAACAGGCAAACCTATTTCAGAATACAAGAGAATGAAATGGACGGACTTCCTAAAGGAGCAAGAGAGTGTAACCATTCCCGACATTAGTTCATTCCCTGATGCGTGGGTAACGGAGTTTGAAGTTAAGGGAGAAAGGTTCTTTGTGAATCAATACTTAACCGATTGGAATACCGAACAGTTTATCTCTATGTCTTCATTGACAAAGGAGAAAGAAGCTATTGTAGACAACTTGCATTTAATCTTAGCGACTATGTGCTATAAAGAAAAGGATGAGGATGTTCAGATGACTGAGTTCAATAGACGGGCGGAGTTATTCCAATCCCATTTAGATGTGGATGTCGCTTATCCTATCGGGTTTTTTTTTGCACTTCTTTTGGTGAAATTATCGGAGGGTATCCAGTCCTCTTCAACAAAGAAACGGAAGAAGAAGAACAAGAGTCGGATTGGTTCTCTTCTAAATGGAGTTGGTATGCGACGATTGACAAACTATTTGCGAAAGAAGATAGGTCTAAATTCAACTACTACTTTAAAATGAACGCTTATGACTTCTTGAACCATTTATGTTATTTAAAAGACAAAGCTGATAATCAACCAAAGAAATAAATGTTTTTTAGTTTACATTTCTACACCCAAAGTAAACTAAGTATAGAATTAGATTACATTCAAAATGAAAATAAGTGATGAAATATTAGACAAGTGTGCCGATGTCCTACTTGAGTGGGGCAACGCCAATGCTGAGCAGATGCGAATCTTGTTAAGGCAAAGACTAAAGCAAAAACAAACTGAATCTAACTTAGCACAAAGTATCCAAGCGAAGAATCCGACCATCAAAGGTGGGGTTGTTTCAATGGCTATCGATCTAAATGATTATTGGATGTTTGTGGACTTGGGTGTAAAGGGTTTAGTCAATAAGTCGGCAGTCGGGATACCTACAAAGACATACACGAATAAAGACTATCCGAATGGGTTTAGTTTTAAAAACATGGGGACACCGCCTCAGATGATTAGTAATTTACAAGACTATATCGCAAGGAAAGGTATTCAAGCCAGAGTAAGTAAAACTGAAACGGGTAGACAAGTAATTCAAACTTCTTTTCAAATGGCTCAAGCTATGGCCGATGCAATCAAGATGAAAGGTATAGACGGTACAAGGTTCTATTCAGATACCTTTAACGATGAATCATACAACGAACTAACTAACAAACTAAGTTTGATTATAGGTCAAGAGGTGGAGTTTAGATTAATCACCGAATTTAAAAGATAATTTGTTTATGATACTTTAAACTTGTAATATTGTAGAATATTTAAATAACAACATTATGATATTACCTAAAAAAGTTGCACAAACTCCAAATGGAGAAATTATTAATTACAAAAACCGAAGCAGTTTAGATGAAGTCTGCGAATTATGTATTGCTGAAGATAATGACGAGTTCCCTAATTGTATTATGCTAGATTATCATATTGAGGATGATAGATTTTTAGATGACGATGATATTATATTTATTATAAATAACTATGATAATTTGAAATAATTATTTTATCTTTGAAGTCTTATATTTGTTCATGTAAGATTCAAAAAGAGAATAGGTCAGTTTACTCGCAAGGTGCTGACCTATTTTTTTATGTAGGTATTTTTGTCATTAAATAATATAATATAGATAATGGCAGTTACATTCATTCAACAACCTGACTTATTTGTTAGTGGTTTTGACCCTATCATTTATTTGGCGAGTTCTTCTCAGACTACTCAAACAAACTTTAGATATAGGATTCAAGTCTTAGATGCTTCGGCAAATGTAATCACCGAGTTGAGAAAACCTGCTTACTATGCTGATGGAACGGTTGACTTAGATGCACATAGAATAATTGAGAACTATTTGAGTTATGACATGACTAATCTAATCGCAGGTTCGGTTGGTTTTAAAACGGGTGTAAATGTCTACAAAAAATTCAAGATAAACATAAGAGAGGAATACGGAACTGTTATAAGTGGGTACGCCAGTGCAGAGAGTAGTTACATTTACGCTATTAATTCGGCTCAGACTTACCTAAAACAAATTAACAGTCCTATTGATGACTTGGTTTATAAAGGCATTCCGACAACCTACGGGACATTCTTAACTAATCAACCATCGACCATTGATATAAGAGTCGGGGATTCTTACGAGTTAGGATTCTTAAACTATGCGACAAACGGGACTGACCATATGAGGGTTAAAACTTATGACGATAGTGGAACGCTACTTAAAAGTTCAACCTTTGCAAATGCTTGGGTAGCTGACTCAACAGACAAGGAACACTTCTTAAGTGTATTGGTTGGCCCTGCAAACTTAAACTCATGGACTGTTGCAAGTGGTTCGGCTCAACCTATGATTGCTGACAATGTGGCTAAGTATGAAATCAGTTTTGAAAACAACACCCCGACAAGGGTTTCAAATACTTTGACTTTTAAAATTGATCGTGAGTGTACACGGGATGGGAATTATAATCGTTTATTTTGGCTCAATCCTTTAGGCAGAATAGATGCCTTTAATTTCACTCAAATAGCTGACGACAATATAACCGTACAAAGTTCTAACTACAATCGTTTACAAGGAACGAGAACAAGTTCAGGGATTACATTCAACACTTACTCACACGAAAGAAGCAACTTCTTTAATTCGTCAAAACAAAAATACACCCTTAACTCTGGTTATGTGAATAGCGAAACAAGTCTTTGGCTTAAGGAGTTAGTTCAATCGCCTTTGATTTATATGATTATCGGAAGTCAGTTTGTAGCGGTCAACATCTTAACAACTGAATACCAAGCTAAGAGTACAATAAAAGAAAAACTATTTAACGTGACTATGGAAGTGGAATTGAGTGCGGATACTAAAAGACAAAGACTATGAGGAATGAATTAGTAATAGGTGGATACTCCATCGATACCATTGAAGACCTTGACATCAACATCACTAAGGAAGTCTACAACATAGATGACCCGTCTAAGAGGCAAAGTGACTTTAGTAAGTCGGTAGATATACCTGGCAGCAAGCTGAACGATTTTGTTTTTAAATCTTTGTTTGATGTTTCCTTTAGCATTAGAAACACCGACCAACTTAACCCCGATTTCAACCCAAGCAAGAAGGCAACTTGTATTTACTATCAAGACACACTACAACAAATAAGTGGGTATTGTCAGCTTAACGAGATTAAGATATTAAACAATGACCAAGTAACCTACTCGATAACTATCTACGGAAAGAATATAGATATATTTTCAAGGCTAACGGATAAGACGTTAAACGATTTAACCAGTTTAGGGACTGCAACGTGGAATGATACTGAGATAGTAAACTCATGGACTGCGACCTTTGACCCCGTTATCAAGTTGACTTATCCTATGGTCGATGTTGGTTTAGATAAGTACGGATACAACGGGGATGCTTCTTATGTGATTAGTCACAACTACAATAGTTTTAAACCTTTTATCTATGTCGGGCATATTATCAATGCTATCTTTGAGGAAGCAGGAGTAGGGTTAGAGGTTGCATCATTCTTTGGGACTCCACAATTCCAAAAGTTAATACTTCAATGTGATGTTAAGAAGTTTCAACTTAACCAAACGCAAATAGACAATAGTTTAGTTGATGGTTCGGTATTGGCTGCGGTAAATGTGAACCCAGTTACAACGGCAAACGCAGGAGATTTAAGTTTGGTTTATAGTTCAAGCCAAATAAAATACAGTGAAGTATTAGACCCAAGCAATCAATACAATCCAACTACGGGGACATTCACCAAGTCAGGCAATGGGGCAACAAACTTTGAGATACAATTATACGGGGAGTTATACAACGGGAGTGCAACGGCAGGTGAGGTTTACTTTTCTTTAATTAGGAAAAGAGGCACAAGTTATGAAGTAATAGGTAGTGTAAGACACTTTGTAACTACTTCAACTTCAAATCCATTTAGCACTCCAATTTATATTAAAAAGGATTCAATCGCTTTATTGGATGGTGACGAAGTTCGAGTTTGTTTACATCATAAGATTTTAAATTCAACGAGGGCAATCGATAATACAAATGTCGAGTATTACCCTAATTACTTTACTAATGGCGATGAACTTAAAGTTTATGTTGATGGGCAAATAGACTATGGGGTAACATTCCCTATTGCTGATATCCTCCCTAACATGAAGCAGACGGACTTCTTAATGGGTATTATTAAGATGTTCAATCTTTACATGAGTCCGATTTATGAAACGGGAGTAGTAATTGAGCCAAGAGATATCTACTACACCGATGATATAGTTGATTGGACGGACTTATTAGATACAAGCAAGGACTTTACTATTAAGCCTCAAGGACTACTTGAAAACAAAGAGTTAGTCTTTACCTATGTAGAGAATGGGGATGACTTAAATAAGAAGTTTAAACAAGCGACATCTTTTAACTTTGGGTATAGGGATTTAATCTTTGATAACGAGTTTGTTAAGGAGACTAAGAAAGTAGAAATACCTTTTTGTTTAATCCCCTTGCAAACTGATGACGATAAAAATACAGTTATGCGCACCATCTTTGATGGGGAAACGCAAGAGAAAAGTCCTAAACCGATCATTGCATACTTTGGAGGCATGAAGTCAGGCAAGTTGAGATATTGGAATAATAACAACACAACGGCTACCGATTACTCAACTTACCCATACGCAGGACACGTCGACGATTTAACCTCCCCGAATTATGACCTTGCGTTTGATGTTCAAGACTTTTATTTTTACCTAACTCCAAATAGTTCGGGAGTTACCACAACCGACAACAACCTATACAACCAATTCCATAAATCACAATGGGAACAAATAGGGAATAAGGATTCTAAATTAGTAGAAGCATGGTTTAAACTTAGGCCAAACGATATTGCAAACTTAGACTTTAGAAAAACATACTGGGTAAAGGATAACGCTTATCGATTATTAACGGTTCAAGATTATGACCCAAACGGGAATCAAACAACTCTTTGTAAACTTTTAAAGTTCGCTTATCAAGATGCCTTTGTTCCGACGGTGGTTACTTCAAACGGGGGCAATGGGCAAGGTGAAAAGGACGGAGGTTATAACACCAATGGGAATGTAATTAAAAAGGGCATACTTGCAACGGGAGGAACAGTCCTAAACGATAACACCAACGGTATAGTAGTAACGGGTAACGGAAACAATTTAGGAGGTGACAATGCTAACATTTTAATTCAAGGGGATGACAATGTAATCTTGCCAGGCATCACCGATGTTGTTTTGATTAATACAAGTGGTTTAACAATCGCTGAGAGTGGAGTTCAATACATCGACAATATCAAAGTATTAGTCGGCAGTCCTATCAACGGGCAAGTGTGGACTTATAATGCGACAAACAATCAAATAGAATTTGCGACAAATCAATTTGCTGATTTAAATTTGTTTTTCTTTAAGACTGCGAGTGACATAGGAGGGTATTATAAAATGCTTACAAGTCCTTCAACGGGAGGTAGTCAAAATGTAACGGTTGCGAATTGTTCAGGGACTACTTTGTTAGCTACTTTTGTGACTGAGCCATCAAGTCCAGGCACTCTATTTATTCCTACGGGAGTGTTTAAAACTCACTTTCATGCTAAGCGAACTAACGGAGGAAGTGCAACAATCTTTGCCGAAGTGTACAAACGTAATTTAGCAGGTACTGAAACGCTTTTGGCGACAACTCCAGTGACTTCGACAACAATCACTTTGAGTATTGATGATTACGAATTAGAAATTTACAACCCGTCTATACTTACTTTATTAAGTACGGATAGATTAGTAATTAAGTTTTATACTATTGTTTCGTCAGGCACTCCCGATATTGGAATTTACATTGAAGATGCTTATTTAAGTAGATTGGAATTTTTAGCAGGTGGAGTCGGTGGTGGTGGAGGTAGTGGAACAGTAACAACTGTTGCAGCTCTGACTTTAGGTACAAGTGGCACTGATTTAAGTAGTACGGTAGCAAATCCAACTACAACACCTGTAATAACTTTAAATGTACCAACGGCATCAGCAGCTAATAGAGGTGCATTAAATTCATCAGATTGGAGTACATTCAATAGCAAACAAAAAGCAATAACAAGTGGAACGGCTGCACCTGTAGGCGGTTCTGATGGAGATATTTATTTACAGTATTTATAAAATTATTAATTAAAATAACATGGCATCAATAACTGACTTATCCGATTTAATAAATCGACAAACAGGCGGCAATAGTGGATTGCCCGAAAATATCTTTTTCCACAAAGTCCCAAGAGTCGCAGGTGTTGCGGCAACTGCACCAATATCAGGTAGAGGTTGTTCTTTATGGGAATACGATGGAATGCCTGCAAAGGGGAATGTACCAACAGTAGGTGCTATACCTACTAAATCAACTAATGGTGCAATCCCATTTACTGCCGCAGGTGGTGGCAGAGATAAGCATTTAATAGGGGCATCTATTACTCCATTAACTGCGGGAGTTTATCTTTTATACGATAGGTTATTCCACGAGGGCGGACTTTCGGGAACTTCAACCGCAGCTCAAACTATTCAAGGCTCAACACCAACTCCTGCCCTTACTCGTAATACAGGGGGCGCAGGTAACATAGCATTCTATGAAATATATACAATAATCGGAACAACATCTACAACCCTTACAATGACCTATACCAATCAAGGAGGTACGGGTTCAAGAACATCAACTATTAATATAGGTGCAACGGGTTTCCGTGAGGTTACAAGAATGCAAAGAATACCTTTAGCAGCAGGAGATTCGGGAATACAAGCAATAGAGCAAATACAATTAACCGCTACAACGGGAACTGCGGGAAACTTTGGTATAACCATTGCTCAACCTTTGGCTTGGATACCTGTGGGGGCAGCAGGTACAATGGGTTGGAGAGATTACACAACAGGATTGCCAGGTATACCAATTATTGACCCCAATGCTTGTTTATCTTTAATGTTTATTGCAGGTAGTGGAACTGCACCTGAATTATTCGGTTCATTAGCAACAATAGAAAAATAATGGCATTAACAGATTTTAACGAATACGTAGACAAGCTAAAAGAAAATCGTGTTGCTGATTTTAGCACAAGCACAATAAGAGTACAGAGACCGAATGCAAATTGGCAATACTTTAATCCTGCCCCTGCTACACCAACTACAAGTGTTGCATTAGACAAAAATTCCCTACAATCAATGGGTCTTATTCCTGCTGTTTCAACAGGTAGATTGACAATGTTAGGGGCAAGGATTAATACTTCAACTTATGGTGCAGCAGCAATGATGGTTGTTGATTTGTTAAATGTTAGTGGAGGATTGAATGCTACTTTAACAGCACCTCAAACAACTAATCTTCCAACTGCAGCACTTACAAGGTATACATCGGGTGAGGGAGTTATGGCAGGAATAGTAGTTTATACCATAATTGGGTCAACCATATCAACGGTAACAATAAGCTACACAAATTCATCGGGCGTGAGTGGTAGAACATCTACTGCTACACAAATGGGTGGAGGTTTTTATAGAGAAGTAGGTGTTTTAATTCCTATTCCATTACAAGCAGGGGATACGGGAATAAGAAGTATTGAGTCAGTAACTCTTGCTGCCACAACAGGAACTGCAGGTAACTTTGGTGTATGTTTATTTAAACCACTATCAATGATTTCACTTGAAAGTGCAACAGGTACAATGCCTTTAGACAGTGTTAGTACAGGTTGCATAATTGGTTCACTTTGTGAAATTCATCCTGATGCTTGTTTAACCGTTAGTGCTGTTACAGCAGTAAACTTTGGAATAACAGGTGCTATAATATTATCAGAAGTATAAAATGGCAACAAGAAAATTATTTGATGGGGCGCAGATTGAATTAGAAATACTACCAATAGTAGGAACATCAAGTGTATCCTCAATATTTTGGTTAAATGTTGGAGGAACTTGGAAACAAGTTGTGACATGGATAAAAGTAGCAGGGGTGTGGAAAACTTCAACACCTAAAATAAAAGTATCGGGAGTTTGGGAATAAAAATAAAATAAAAAACAATGGCAAAAACTAAAATAGAAGTTGACTTAGTCATCAAAGGTGGCGAAAGTGTTGAGCAGGTAGAACAAAAAACCAAGAGTCTTAAAACTCAGCTAAAGGAAATGAAAGCTTTATTGGCTTCAGGGACTTTAGATAGTAACTCATTTAACAAATTAGCGGCTGAGGCAGGGGCTTTAGAAGACCAAATAGGCGATGTAAGCCAAAGGGTAAAAAACTTAGCATCGGATTCCAAAGGGTTAGACGGTCTAATAAGTGTAACTCAAGGTATTGTCGGAGGTTTTGCAGCGGTTCAAGGTATAACCGCCTTAGTAAGCGATGAAAATGAAGAACTGCAAAAGACAATGGTCAAGTTGCAAGGGGCAATGTCAGCTCTTGCAGGAATCCAAGCATTAGCAAATACTTTAAATAAAGATAGCGCAGCTATGACAACTCTACAATCTATTCGATTAAGAGTTTTAAATTTTGTTGAAGCACAAAGGGCAGCATCATTGCAATATACAACAGTCGCAATGCAAAGAGCAACATTTGCAGCAAGAATGTTTGGGGCAGCATTAGCGACTTTAGGTATAGGTGCTTTAATTGCAGGGATTGTTTATTTAATCCCTAAAATTACTGAATGGATTTCAGGCAGTAAAGAGGCGACAAAGGCTCAGAATGATTTAACTAATGCTATTGATGCGTCTAACTCTGCTTTAGAAAACTACAATAAGCAAGTGGATTTTAGCACTAAGTTAGCGATAAGTTTTGCCAAAAGACAAGGCAAAAGTGCGGAGGATATTGCTAAAATAACTATTGATTCAGAAGAAAAGAAACTTAAGGCATTAGAAAAAACCTATGCCGAACAAGGGGCATTGTATGATAAGTTAGTTGAAGGTATGATGTCTGGGGCAGTTAAAATGGATAAGGAACTTTTAAAACAAACTGGTGATGCAAACGCAAAACTTTATGACAATTTAGTAGAGCAAGGCAATAAGATTTCTTTATTGAAAGTTGATTCAGACACCGAAGCGATAGTTAAACAAAAAGAAGTTGACAAAAAAGCATTAGAGGAGCAAAGGGCAGCAGATAAAAAGAAAGCCGAAGAACGCAGAAGATTAAAAAAGGAAGCCGATGCAAAGGCTATGGAAGATTTGATGACTGCATTAGAGGAAGAGAACGCAGCAGACGAAAGACAAAATGAAAGAATAAGGATTCAAGGCGAGAAAGAAATGTCAGACTTGATGTCGCAACTTGAATTGGAAGTTGAAGCCGAGCAAGACGCAGCCGATAAACAAATTGACATTAGTAAAAAATTAGCAGATGAAAAATTGGCGAGTGAAAAGGCAAACGCAGAAGCAAGACTCTCAATTGTCAATGATACTTATTTAGCAATTAATAATCTTGGTGAGTTGGCACTTGGTCAACAATTTAAAAACACCGCATTAGGTAAAACCCTTGCATTGACTCAAATAGGTATTGATACGGCAATGGCTATTTCATCTTTGACTAAAAACTCTCAAGCGAATCCAACAAACGCAGTAACCTTTGGCGCATCGGGTGTTGCTCAGTTTGCTTCGGGCATAGTTCAAATTACTGCTAATATGTTAAAGGCTAAATCAATCTTAAGTAGTGGGGGCAGTGCGAGTGCTGGAGGTGGTGGTGGTTCTGCTCCGTCAATGGGAGGCAATGTATCAAGTCAGCCTCCTCGTTTAGACACATTCCAAAGCAACCGTCCTGCGATGAATCCAAATCAAAGAGTTTACGTTTTAGAAAAGGATATTACCGATTCTCAAGGGCGTGTAGCGAGGATAAGACATAACGCAACTTTGATTTAAGTCTATATTGTATCTTAATAACTTTTAAATATTATATAATCAATGAAGCTACCTTTATATGTTTTGGATATAGACGAGAATCTTGAGGATGAAACTTCAGTTTTCGCAGTAGGTTTAGTTTTGCAACCTGCTATTGAAAGGAATTGGCAGACATTTTCGGCTCAAGAACCTATAATCGAACACAAATTCACTGTTGTAGATGAGGAAAAAAGGATTTTAGGAGGCTTTTTAATGGCTGCGGAACAACCAATTTACCGCAGAGATGAGGACGGAACGGAATATTACGTCAAATTTACGGCTGAAAGCATCGCAAGAATCGTTAATAAGTTAGCAAAGAGTGGCAAACCACTAAGTTTTAACCTAAACCATGACGATAATTTGCCCGTTAAAGGGGCTTATTTACTAAGTCATTTTATAATTGATAGCAAATTAGGGATGAAAACACCTGATGGATTCACTCCTGCACCCGATGGTTCATGGTTTGGCTATGTAAAGATTGAAGATGATGCAGTTTGGGACATGGCTAAGAAGGGTGATATCAAAGGTTTTAGTGTTGAGGGTTACTTTAATGATAAAAAAGTAGACGAAGCCGAACAAAACGAATACGAAGAATTAAAAAATAAAATAATCAATAATATGGAATTTAATAAATTGAAAAAAGTCTTAGGCGAAGACTTGACGAATCAACTTAAGAAAGTTTTTTCTGAAGAAACGCCCGTTGTAGAACCTGCAATCGAATTGGCAGAAACTAAGCTAATTGACGGCAGTGCAAGTGTTAAAGGAACTATCGCAGTTGGCGAAGCAGTTACTTTAATTATGGCTGACGGTTCAGAAGTTCCTGCTCCCGATGGTGAACACACTCTTGAAGGTGACATCGTTATCACTGTATCAAACGGAGTTATCGAAGAGGTAAGTACACCTGAAGAGGAAAGCCCTTTGAATGACGAAGCAATGATGTCTAAGGTAACTGAAGCATTAGAGGCTCAAGCAAATGACTTCAACACTCAGATTGCTGAAATCCACTCAAAGTATGCTAAAGAAATCGAAGCGTTAAACGCAAAGACTACCGCTTTATTTAGTGCAGTTGGAATCCTTGCTAAGACCGAAGAAGCAGAACCCGTAAAGGAAGATGCAAAGAGAAAATCAGTAAGCGTAGGTGCTTCTCAATTCTCAAGATTAACTGAAATATTAAACAAAATAAAATAAAATAAGATGAAACTTAAAAAATTCGCATACGATACTACTGGATTACCAGCAGTCGTTAATGACCAATCACTTGAACTGCTTATCCGTTCTTTCTACGAAGGCAAAACGGGAGCTACTTTCGCAAAACAAACGGGTATCAAATCAACTGCTGATTTGCACTACATCACAACTGAGTTATTCTACCAAGCTGATACTGCATGTGCATTTAACGCATCGGGTAAGACTGGTTTCTCAAAAAGAACTATCACAGTAGGTAAAATCAAAGTTCAGCAAGAGTTTTGCGCAAAAGAGTTAGAGGGATTTTGGACTGAAAGAG